TATACAGAGTTTTTTATTTATACAGAGTTTTTTATTTATACAGAGTTTTTTATTTATACAGAGTTTTTTATTTATACTATATTTTGATTTAAAAAAAATATTATATAAATTATTTAAAATAAATATTTTTGAAATATGGTATCTTGTTGTAATAATGTTACCCATAGAATTGGGAATATGATAGACGAATTAGAACTATTAGAATATCAAAAAACACTATTAAAAAATAGATTTTTAGACCAAGTTGTTTTATATGATAAAAAAGCTAGAACAGCCGAATTCTTTTATATTTTATTTAGTGTTTTCATTACTATAGGTTCTATTATTTTACCTGCTTTATTATCTATTCAGCAAATGGATTATAGTGATAATGACGAAACTGATGAAAGAATCCAACTTACTATTTATTGGATTACATGGACTATATCTCTAGTTATTACTATATGTAATGGTTTAATACAATTATTAGGATTAAATAAACAATATTTATCATATGTTAGAACCAGAGAGAAAATGTTATCTGAAGGTTGGTATTATTTCCAATTAACAGGAGATTATAAGGATTCCACACATAAAATATCATTTTGTGAATTCTGTGAAGAAATTGAAAAAATAAAACAAAATCAAGTAGATAAAGAATTAATGTTTATGGAACCTAAGAAGAAAAAAGAACACGAAAACACGAATTCTGTTACTAGTATAGGTTCTGGTAATCAAGGTCAAGGTGCCGGTTTAGGTGGGGATAATCCAGATTTAAGAAATAGGAGACCAAATAGTGAAAAAGAACCATTATTAAATAAAGATAAAAATATAAATACAGACGAAGTTATAAATTTAGAAGGTTTAGAAGAAAATATTAATCGGAGTGTTAGTAATTTATGAATGAAACTAATTATCTAAGTATATACTAAATGAGTTGTAATTCAAAAAATACTGAAATATTACCTGCGTGTAAGCGTATAATAGTAGTAGGAGATTTACATGGAGACTGGGAAATTACAAAGAAATTATTTTTAAAGTATAATATAATCGATACTAATAATCGTTGGATCGCAGAACCTAAAGACACAAAAATAATTCAAGTAGGTGATATATTAGATAGAGGAGGAAGACCCGATACTATAGGAGATGAATGTAGTGAATTAAAAATAATGGATTTTTTGGACGATTTGAATGATAAAGCAGAGGTATATGGAGGAGGTGTATATTGTTTACTTGGTAATCACGAACTTATGAATGTAGTAGGGAATTTTTCTTATAGTGGAAATATGAGTATTCAATGTTTTGGAGGAGAACAAGGTAGAAAGAAGGCATTTCAACCTGGTGGGGAATTGGCAAAAAGATTTGCGTGTAGTAGAAATGCCGTTATGAAAATAGGTAGTTTTCTTTTCGTTCACGGTGGAATGAATGAGAAACATATGAAAAAGAATATTAAACAAATAAATGGAAATATGAGAGATTTTTTAAATGGCGATAAATCTTTATATAATCAAGATTTTATGGATTATTATATGGCATATAATGGTATATTATGGAATAGAGATTTATCATTAGGTAGTCCAGACTGTGAAAAATTAGAGAAGGTCCTTAAATATTATGAAGTGAATGGAATAATAGTCGGACATACAGTTCAAGATAGTGGTATTAATAATAAATGCGGGGGAAAAGTATGGAGAGTAGATACAGGAATGTCTAGTGCTTTTGGGGATAAAAACAATATTCAAGTTTTGGAAATATTGGATAATGGTGAAAAAAAAGCAAGTAATGGATATCAACCATTTAGGGTTTTATAAATTTTTAATTTATTTTTTAAAAATATAAATTTATATTTTTGAAAAATATATATATTTATATATTAATGTATACAACAAGAAAAAAAAGTAATAAAAAAAAAAATTATTCTAAAAAACTTAGATTAAAGGGGGGGTCAGGTAGAGGAGCAAGAAGTGGAGGGTCAGGTAGTGTAAGAAGAAGAAATCATGCAGGTCATACTCCAAGAAGACAAAATAATAATGTATTTCGGCCATATAATAAATCAAGTAATTCTATAAAAAAAAGAAAAACCAAAGATTTTATAAAAGAATTTAAAAAAAAAAATTTACAAGATATAGCGAAAGCAAAAAAAGAATTAGGAGAAGGTGAAAAAAAATCTCATTGGATTTGGTATATTTTCCCACAACCATTAAATGTATTTGAAAAAATTAATACCGATCCTTCTAAAGAGACAATAAAATATAGTTTTAATAGTAAAGAAGAAGCATTTGCTTTTATCGAAGATAAAGATTTAGTTAAAAATTATGAAGAGTGTTTGACTATATTATTAAAAGCAATGAAAGACAAAAAAAAATCAATAAAAGAGATTATGGGAGCTGGTGATGAAAAAAAATTAATATCTTCAGTTAAACATATTAAAATTACATTAGAAACTTATAAAAAAGATAAAAGTAAGTTAAGCAATTATCAAACAAAATTATTAACTTTTATTGAAAATAATAAAAAAAACCTATTAATAAATCAACCTTCTTCTGCTCCTGTTGCTGCTGCTGGAAGAGGTGCTGTTGCTGCTGCTGGAAGAGGTGCTGGTGCTGCTGCTGGAAGAGGTGCTGGTGCTGCTGCTGCTCCTCCTTCTCCAGTAGAACCACCAAAACCTCCACCAGAACCAATATATCAAAACCCAAGAACTCCTGAAGAGTTAAGATTTTTATATTCTATAGAAGGTGATAAATTTCCAGAAAGGGTTTTAGATATATATAATAGTGAGAGTGATTGGTTAACGATATGTAATAAAATAAAAGAACCTATACCAGTTAACTTAACCGAAAAAGAAAGAACACAATATCATAATTTACTGGTACATAGACAAACTTGTAATATAGAAATGAAAGTCCGAGATAAAAGAGCTCCATATAAATATAAATCGGAGTATGAGAGAAAATGGTTATATGATTTAGGTTTAAGTAAAGAAGAAATTATTAATTGGCCTAATATGCCTGTTAAAACAGAGAAGAAATTCGGTGATGGTAAATTACCAATGAATGTTATGGTAATGAATTCTACACCTATGATACAAGAAAGATGGGAAAGTATGAAATCCGTTAATATTATAAATTTAATTGGTTATGGTTTTGATTCCTATTTACAACCAGATTTTCAAAGATATTATTTTTGTAATTTAAAAGTAGAAGAGGGGAGAAAAATAATAAAATCATTAAATAAAGGTGCTACAGTTTTAGAATATAAAGAATTAAAAAAACGTAAAGAAGGAAAGCTTGATTGGATTATAATGAATAAAACAAGTTTTACAGAAAAGCTAGGAATATACCGAAAAGGAACATTTGGTTATGAATTAATAGTTTTATATTATAATATGTTTAAAAAAGCTTGTGAACTCGCAATCGTAAATGGTATGGAAGCAATATTTTTTACTGGTGTAGGAGCAGGTGCGTTTGGACCTATTGGGGTAGAAGAATCGGAATTTAATGAAAAAATTAGAGATATTGTATTTAATACTTTAATTACAAGTTTAAAAGAAAAAATAGATGGTGGAAATTATTTCTTTATGGGTAAATATAAAGATTTGTTAGTATTTGATAAATTTAGTGTTGATAGACACGATAATAAATTAAATGAAAAACCTGAACCTAACTATTATATAAAGGGACACAACGATAAATTAACTCTTGACGATAACCTTATTGAAACTTTAAAAACTAAAACAGATATAGAATATACAGGGGTAATAGATGAAATTAAAAATCTACAAGGTAATAAAATATGTTATATAAATGCTTGGGATCCTCATAGTATTGCGGGGAACGGAAATGGAAATGATTATTCATTAGACGGATATATGGGTGCGAATAGTGCCATTTCTCTATTATCTTGGCCACCATCTAATCCAGTATTGGCGGAAAAAGTGAGATATGTTAAACCTAGAATTACTGATAAAAGAATACCACTTAATTATGTTAAAGAACAAGTAAAAGTAAATGAAATACAAAATAAAAAACCACTGAAGGGAATTCTAAAAAAAACTCAAAAAGTAAATTTACCCAAGGTTATACCTAATATAGAGGACTTTCGAGTTGGAACTAGTAAAAAAAATGATTATTATAAACCTAAATCAGATAGTTTATATGAAAAAATGAAATCTTATTTGAATCAGTGTAATAGAATTAAAAAAGCTTATAAAGAAAAACATAGAGAAATTCAAAGAATATTTAATTATGTTAAAAAATTACAGGAAAATCAACCAGATATACCTATTAAAGACGCAAATATCAATGAAGTTATACAATATTTAGAAAATAACATTAAAATAGAAGATATAGAAAAGAAACATATTGAATTAAAACAAAAAAGAAGGGAACAAAATGTTTGGAAAGAGCAGAATGAAAAAATATATAAGGAATTAATGGAAAGATTAAAAAAAATAAAAAAATAATTATTTATTAACATTAAGCATATAAATTTATTAAGCATATAAATTTATTAAGCATATAAATTTATTAAGCATATAAATCCAATTTCTTATCATAATTATGTTTTTCACATAATTCTTTAAACTCATCTATACCACTATGTAAATTTTCATAATTGTCCATATAAATCATTAAATATTGTTGTAATACAGCAGTTGTATATTTAAATCTATTTATTAATTTATAAAAATCTTTAAATTCTTCTTTTTTCTCTGGAAAGAATTTTTCAAACATAAATTGTGTTTGTTTCTTTGTAGCAAATGTGAAATGTATTGACTTATCAATTCTTCCCGGTCTTTTTAAAGCAGCATCTAAATTACATTCATAATTAGTTGTCATTATAGTAATCATTTCATCTCTAAACGCCAATCCGTCTAAACAATTCAATAAAGCACTAAAACTCAAATTACTTTTATATCCGTCATTTGCTTTTCTTTCCTTAAACAAGACGTCTATATCTTCTAAGACTAATATTGTATCTTTTGGAATTTTACGAATTGCTCTCATAAAAGCGTTATCATCTAAATCCTTATTAAAGTTTAGAATCGCAATATTACACTTTAACTCGGAAGCAAGAGCAAATATTAAACTGGTTTTACCTGTTCCTGGATAACCTTCCAACATAATATTTTTCTTATATGGAATACCCAATCCCGAATATCTTTCCTTTGTTTCTTTGGATTTAAATTTCTTAATATATTCCAATACTTCGTTTTCTAATCCATTGAGATAAATAGTATTTAATTTACGAGGTAATCTCTTTGTTAATAATTCCCAATATTCGTCAAAGAAATAAATAGAAACTTTTCCATCCTCATTATCTATCTCCATAATATTCTCTTCATAAAAAACACGTGCTTCATCTACGAATTGTTTAACTATTTCCTTGTATTCTTCTAGAGTTTTATCTCCTTCAAAAATTTTAAAGGTAATTTCTGTATTATATAAATACCGGTGAATATTCTCATCATTAATTTCTTTCCCTATTTTTTGAATATCTATTTCTATATTCAAATCCTTATATAAAATATTATTTTTACCATACGGTACCATATAATAATATGAACCTTTTTCGCAATTATAAACTTTACCTACAATAGATTCATTTGATTTATTTATTAGAAATTGATGCCCATAATATTTAACTGATAAACCTAAACGAATATTACCATTATTTATATTGAGTTGATATTTTGGTTTTTCCATGTTTTTATGTATTTATTTTTACATAAAAACATAATATATAATTTAAATCAATTTTAAAAATAAAGGGTTTTTCTAACTTAAAGGGGAAGTTATTAATAATAAATATGAATTTATTATATATTTTTACATTATTTTTGGGAGTGTCGCCATTTATTTTAGATTTTACAATTGCCCAAAATAGTACAACTAATAACTTATTAGAACCTAAAGAATATTATTTAATTATATTAGGAATATTAGTAGGAACATTAATATTTTTATTTATTGCTTTTTCATTTTTGTGTATAAGAAATAATAGAACTTTTAATAATATGAGAAGAAGAATAACAGAATATCATAATCCACTATATCCACGATATGATATTGATGAAGAATTTGTATATTATGAAAATAGATTAAATAATCAACAAATTAACAATAGTCCATACAGACAGAATAGTTTGAGACAGAATAGTTTGAGACAGAATAGTTTGAGACAGAATAGTTTGAGACAGAATAGTTTGAGACATAATAGTTTGAGACATAATAGTTTGAGACATAATAGTTTGAGACATAATAGTTTGAGACATAATAGTTTGAGACAGAATAGTTTTGAATATCCAAATAATGCTTTTCAAGATTATGAACCACAAGAAATAAATAATGATTTATATTCTGTTCCTAATAAAAATAAAAATAAAAATGATTTTGAAGAAGAAGAATATTTAGAAATAAAGGAACAACCTACTTTAAAAAGGCGTAATTCGTGTGATATAACTGAAAATACTATACAAAATAAAGTAGTAGAAGATTTAGATGATAAAGAAAAATTTAATGAAGATAAAAATAATTTATTAAATGAACTTAGAAAATCATTACCTAATTTAATTCCTAAAAATATGATTGATTAATAAAAAAAAATATTATATATAATTAAATGGCAACAAATTATAAAGATATTTATTATAGACATAATCCTAGGAAAAACATAAAATGTAATCCTCTTTATACAGATAGTTACAAACCATATTTTGAAACTTTTAGTAATCCACCAACAGTCAGCAATTCCTCTTCTCTTAGCAATTCACCATCTGTAAGTAATACAAAAAATTTAAATAATAAAGCAAGTTATAATTTAGACCAATCGGATTTTAAGATAAATGGGGGGAATTATGAAGATAGTTATAGTTATATAGATAGTCCGGAAGATGAAAAAATAAATTTATTGTGTAAAAATAATAAATATATTTTAGAAAATAGGTCTTCAGAGAAAATGTATGATTTAAATTTAGATAAGTTAGTAGATAGAAAACGAGAAGGAGATATTAAAAATATTGATATGTTACATAATGCGAAAATTATTAAGTCAATGAATTATAATAGGAGTCACGTAGAGTCTGTAAATAAAATATCAAATAGATTAATAAGAAGTTTAAATGATAACGTAGTTAGAAGTAATCAATTATCTAATTTAGACGATCCATTTTTTAGTCATCCGGCACATAATAATTATAAATGGAAAAATTCATATTTTAAACAATCTACAGATAAAAATATTAGCGGTAAATGGTGGAATTGGAAAGATAATGACCCAACACCATTAAATGCCAGAGCATTAATAGATTATAGAACGAAACAACCAGCAAAAGTTACTTATAATACTATTGATTATAAAAATTAAATATATAAAAATTAAATATATAAAAATTAATATTTTTAAAAATAAACTTTTTTTATTATAGAATTAGTAAAAAAAGTTTTATTATTATATTATATATATAATGCGTAAATTAACAAAAAAAAATAATAAAAAAAATACAAAATTATTGAAAAAATTATTAGGTGGAAGAGTAGAAATTAAAAAACCAGTAACAAGAAAGAAAGTAGTTGATGATATATATGATAATTATCTTTCACAATATTTTGACACTGCTTATAAAGGAAAAGATTTAGATATAAGTTCCAATAGTATTAATTGGGGAATAGGTGTAGAACACGAAACACAATTTTTTCATATAAGTAAAAATACAGGTAGTTTTAAAAATACAAATATATTATTTGACTCTCAGGAATCAACTTGTTATTTAACTTATGATAAAACTGAAAATGGGTCTTGTTGTTTACATTTAAAAGATAGTTGTTATTATGATATTCCAGAAATAAAAAAATTAATGAAAGATAGGGTTAAATTAAATAAATCAGATATTGAATGGTTAAAAAAAATACCGTGGGAGGCAACTGGAAGATTTGTAAGAGATTGTAAACCTACAACAATTATTTTAAAAAGATCTCCTATTTTAATGCCTGAATTTATTACTGGAAATCATAAAAATAGAACAATCGAATCAATTTATGACGAATTATTATTCCTTGAAAAAAAATTTATAGACCTTCAAATGAAAAACCCACATACAAGACAGAAAGTTAAAAAATATGGCGAAATTAGAACTGTTCCATATGGTTCAGTTGATAATATTTTAGTTCCAGAAAAAGGAACTATGCATAAAAAAGAATATAATTTTTATCAATATAAATATTTAGATTATGTAGGTAGTTATCATTTAACTTTTACTTTACCTTGTAGGGAAACTATTACCGATAAAGAATTTGTAGAATTACATCAAAACTTTGCGAATCAATTTCAATGGATTGAACCACTCTTAATTGCTTCTCTATTTTCAGGTGACCCTAGAACTATTACAAAAGAAGATTATGAAAAGAAAATTAGAGGTTCATTTAGAATACTTGCTACAGGATGGGGTAATCTTGCGGGAAGTGATGTAAGAAAAATAGGTACTAAGGGAGTTGGTAGATACGCTAATATCGAATCTGTATGGAGGAAGAGTTTAGATTATAAAGAAACAGAAAAATTAATGAATTGTAATAGTAAAGTTCGGTTTGATCAAAGTGTGGGTATTTTAAGTAGTGATATAAGAACTTTTGGTTTTGATTATACTAAAAATTGTCCAGGTAAAGAATGCCCTAAAGTAAGTGGTGCTCCTATGGTTTATCCTAATGGATTAGAAATACGTATATTTGACCATTTTAATAGTGTTCATTTAATAGATCTTTTGCGTTTTATGGTTTATTTATCGGAAAATGCAAGAGTTTTTGAAACTAAAAATTATGTATATGATAATTTAAGTTGGAAAACAGCCGTTAGAAAAGTTATGAAAGAAGGATGGAAAGCTATTTTAAGCGATAGTTATTTAAATGAGTTAAGGAAAAATCTTAATTTAGAACTCAATTTCCGCAATAAAACAGCAATCGGTTTTATGAAAGCAGTTAATGACGAATTATTTATGAAACATAAAAATGGTCTATTCACAACTCTTATGATTGAAAAAAGATATAGAGACGCACCTAAAATAGTAGAATTAAATAGATTTTCTTGGCAAATATCATTTAATGATAAATATCAAACTGTTATGAAAAATCTTATGAAAGAAAACTTTAAAACAGGACAAAAAATTACTATGGTTAAATTTGAAAAAGTATTATTCACTAAATTTACTAAATCAATTTGGAAAGATTATGTTATTGATATTTTATATGCCCTAGAGGCAAAACCATATAAAATGTTAGAATTAAAATACCCAGAAGGTGTTATTACAAGCATAAAATATATTAAATAAAATATATTAACTTTAAAATATATTAAATAAAATATATTAACTTTAAAATATATTAAATAAAATATATTAACTTTAAAATATATTAAATAAAATATATTAACTTTAAAA